AATATTAGAACGTGGGCGAGCTAAGCTCCGGCCTAGCTAAGGCTGCTGCGTAGCGTAGTGGTACCTACCCTCCCAGGGGTACACACCGCCGCGCGTGTCGTAAATTGATGACCGGAAGTGCCAGAATCGGAGATCGGAGGAGTTTTAGGAGAGAGAAACTCTACTTTTTCAGTCCACTATCACGCGCCTATCAGACACAGAGACAGGGGTATTTTTGGAATCCGGGATTTATTTCTCTTTCCGAGCCCCCAATATATTGGGGGCTCAATCGGGGACACATTTACCTATTGGGGGCTCAGATATTTACACTTGGGTAAATATCATTTACTATTTTACCATCCGGTAAAACAGTAAATAACTCATGTGTTTTCTTTTTTCTTTTTATTGTTTTTATTCAGTGGATTCCACTGATTTTTCTTCTTAGGTTTTAATGCTTGTGGGTGTATGAGTTTTTCAGTCTCCTTCGTCAAGCTTCGGTTTGTCGTTTCGCTGCGCTCCCATTTTAGGATAATAGGTGGGTTTGTTGGTTCAATTTCATTTTTTTTCTTTTTTTTTTCTTTTGCTTCTGATATGACAATCACTCACGTAATTATCATTTATTGTTTTTATTTTTATTATTAGTATTTTAATAGTGGTGTCACTATCATTTAATTTATCGGATTCCATTTATGTGAATATTATAAGAACACGTATTTCATCTATGTCCATATTTTATGTATAATCTTCATTATAAATTGATACATTTGTTTTTAGTTATTGCACATCTAAAATGACGATCATATATCAGAATGAGACGGGTTTGAAATTCATTATCGATGTGAAGTTGAAGAGTAACAACTCATTCAATGTTATAATTCAGCTATTCTCTACAAGATCTCCGGTTCTTGTCAAGAACAAGTTCATCATCCCTTATGGCCACGAAGGGATAATCCCTCCGTTTGATTTCAATAATTTAGAAGAGGGAATCAAAAACATATTAGCCATCATGTATAGGATGGCATCATTTGATGAATTCAAGGAGGAGGATATGACTGAAATCATAGATATTTTGATTATACATGAAGCTCCTGTAAATGATATTCATATTGACGATGAATATGTTGTGTCTAAATATGTAAATGCGTAATTTGTATTTTTATTGAACAGAATAAAATGTTGTTTGAATTTTCAATCCAGCCCAATATTTTTTTTTATATGGGTGCATGTTCTACGAACAGGCCCAACCTCAAATTAATCGATCCAAGGCCCAATTAATTCGTAAGCCCAAAAGCTACAGGAAGCCCATTTCTGTAACAGTCCCCCTGTGGGTCCCACAACGGACGGCCAAAATTTCGCTCGCCCACGGT